GATCTTTCATAAATGAAGGATCTGCTATACAACGATAATATCCGTCTGCGAATACTGGTACGTGACGCTTTCTTAGACTCTTAACTACCTCAAGAAGGTCAGTTTTAACATTAAACTTAAAACGCTCAGAAGCATATTCTGTAGCAGAGTAAGCATTCAATGCAGTAGAGCTAGACTTTGTCTTACCATTTGGATAGTAGTAACCACCCTGAGTGTCAGAAGCAGCACCACGAGATTCAGACTTGAATAGTTCGTCGATGAATACACGATCTCTCCACCTTCTATAATCATCTAACAGAGTTAAACTACCAATACTTTGATGGAACATATTTAAGTTCCCAGTATCAAGCAGCAAACGCTGAGCTGTCATTAGAGTTTCTCTAGCAATTTTAAATGTACTAGGGAGAGTTGTGTTATTAGGATCAGCAGGACCTGTATACTCTCTTAGAGATACAAGTACTTTGTCCTTAACAATTGATCTGCTATTCGCTGTTCCGATAGTCTGGTCTTGAGTCCTCTCTCTAGAGGTTTTAGTACCAGGATTACCAAAGAACCGATAGCGATCTAATTGCACGGTTTGTCCAGGTTGCTTTGTAAAATCGTGCACTACCACTGGCTCGGAAGCCATTTCAACGATATACGCTGGATGTGGACGATAGAGTTCAGCACCCAGGAGTTTCGGAAAATCGTTATCTATAAACATTTTTGAAATTCAGCTAGGGGTTTGCTGATAGTAAACATAAAATAAATTATGTTCATTTGAAACTGGAAAATAAATTCCATTAAGTACAATTATACTTACCCTTAATAAACGAGATTATATAAGTTCTGCCTAAGCTATAAAATTTTCATTCATGCGAGATGTATATCCATCAAGCATATTACCTAAAGAATAAGTTGCTGAAGGAACAACACCTATTCTGTGCATTGGAGTTACATATCCATCTTCAGGTTGTAAATCAGGTTGAGATGCCATAGCTAATGCTTCATCAACAGCATCCATTTGATCTTCTATTGCAACATCAGACATAAAATCTTTTGCCATTTTTTTAGCTTTTTTTGCTTTTGAAGAGTCCATTTACTTTTTACCTTTATCTGATTCTAAGGTAGGCTGACCTACAGGAAGTTGCATTAATCCAGCAGCAGGTAAATATTTTGCTAAAAACATTTGTTCATTAACACCAATCATATCTTGAGTTTTTTCAGCTGCTCTAAGATTCTGTGGAGCTAATAAACCATTAGCTGGTAATGGAGATCCGGGTAAATTTAATTTTAAATATGAAGCATCTAAATCAGAAGGCATTTTTGCTGCATCAACAACTCTAGTATCACCTTTACGCATTCTTATATTTGCATACTCATCTGAATTACCAGCAGCTATTTGTGACTGGACATCAGTTCCTCCGAAACCAATTAACTGAGGAGATCCTATAGGACCACCTGCAGTACCTATGCCTTGTAAAAATTTATCTGCTTTTTCTGTTGTGCTAGGTTTTTTGTGTTTCATTGTTGCATACCGTAAATTTGATTTGCTATACCCATAGCGGTTCCCATTGGGTTAGGATTAATCATTCTTTCTCTGCCTACATTAGGAATCATATTTGGATTAATCATTCTTTCCTGCCCTACTCTAGGTTTTGGATCAGGATTTATTTGTTTCTGCACCATCTGATCATACATTATATTTTCTATACGTTTCTTCTTACCTGCTTCTCTACCTTGTTTATATGCTAATGCTGATAATCCACCACCAACTAAACCACCAGAACCAAATCCATAAGTTCCTGCCATCAAAGAACCAGGGATACCAGAAGCAGTAGGATTATTAAATCCAGTTTGTCTACCTCTGATATTAGATATAACTGCTGGAGCACCCATAGTTAAACCTAAACCTGCTGCTAAAGCAGGTACGGCTGAACCAGCGAGTCTAAGTCCTAGTCCTCCAATCATGATTACTCCATTACAAGGAGTTTCTCACGGAAGATCTGTGGGTTCTGTTGAGCTGCATTTAGATATCTCCAAGCATTTTGTGGGTCACGATCTGCTGCTCCACCGAAGTCTTTCCAGAAGTCTCCTGAATTAGCTGGAGCTTGTGGCTGTGGAGGAACAGGCATCTCAGGACGTGTAGGAGCTTGTGTTTGAGCTGCTGGATTCTGAATTTGCTGACCTGCAAATGTAGGAGCTTGTGGATATGCTGGAGCATCATCCTCTACTGGATATGGTCCATTCTCACCAAAGAACTCACATGTATAATCTGCTAAAACATCTGGATCTGTAAGAATTTTTTCATATGCTTTATGTTCTGCTGACATTTCTTTAAGTAAATCAACAGCCTCTACTAATTGTGAGTTTGTTGTAATTAAAGAATCTTCAATTTTACAAGCATAATCATTAAGCACTGCTGGAGCATCCGCACCAAAGTGATTAATTACTTCAAGACTTGCCTCGCTTACCCCGTTGGCTAGGAGCTGCTGATCTGTTATCTCCTGAGAAGTTTGGGAATAATTGTTGGAGTATGCCTGGCTGTTGTTGCTCGAAGGCATATAAGTCTGCTGACCCTCGCTGCTGTATGGGGTTGTTTGTTGGTATCCGTAGTTGGCTTGGTCTGCTGCTTGGCTCGCTGCTGACTGTTGACCCTGGAACGGGAATTGAACTGGTGAACTCAGGAGTCCTACCACCCTGTTGAATGCGTCCTTGTATGGGTTCTCCGCTTGTGGAGTTGCCTGTGGTGTCTGGGGCTGATACTGCGTAGGGTTGTATTGGATCCCTTGTACCCCCATCTGGGCTTGCACTTGTGGTGCTGGAGCCTGAGTTGGTTGTGTTGGGGCTACCCATTGTGGGGAAGTCGCCACGGAAGGAGCTTGGGCTGTTTGAGGAGCCACGTAGCTGCTCTGCTGGGTCGGGGATGCTTGGGGTGCTGATTGGGTCTGAGCTGCGGTAGCGTCCTGCATAAGTTACCTCTTTTTGTAAGCTTTCTAATGTTCGATATAGGAATGGAGTTAAGTCCAACCTGGGATCTGCAGCCATTGGTAAATTAGGTTGCTGCGGATGTGGGGTTCGCATTTCCTGATTTATTAGATCAATAAATGCGGAATATGCCCTCTGTACCTCACCTACCATTCTAAACGGATAACCAGATAACATCGCTGCAACTTCGTCATCTGTTTTTGAAGGAAATAGGTACTTCAGTGCTTCTATACTATCAACCCCCAATTCTTGAAGGTTACGTGTAAATATAGAAGAATTGACTTTATCTTGAGTCGTGTCTTCATAAACAGGACCCATCCATCTCCAAAGAACTGTTCTATCTCCATCAGGTGCTAGTCCTAATACACCATCTGGAATCTCTCTTGTTTGAACAGCTGTATCTATTGCCTGTTGAAGTTTCTGTTCATATTTAATTTTTTGTTTTTCATATTTTTCTAAAACTTTTGGATCTTCTACATTTTCTGGTAATTCTGGGTATTTTATTCCTGAGCTAAATGCAAGAGATTTTCTAAAAATTTGTTCTTCTTGAAAGATAATTAATTCAAAAACTTTGCAAACTCCATACTGATAAATCTGTAAACATTTCTTCTTAGCTGTAGCACTTACTCGTCCATATGCAGATTTAATTTCTGTAGCTGTTACATTAGTAATACTTAAATCATCTATACCTCCAAGGGCTAATCTAATCTCACTTCTAAGCTGTTCTGAAAATCTAGCCTGATCAGAACTAACAGCATTTGGTGTTATAAATCCAACTCTATCTGATGGCTCTAAATTTGCAATAACTCTAGGAACTCTCATTCCACTTCCTGGTCTACCTGAATAGCCTGGTTGTTGTCTTGTTATCGGATCTTGTTTATATGTCGAACTAAATAAATCAACATTAGAAGCGAATCCTGATTGACTAGATATACTTGGTCTTTGTGCTGTTTCAGAATCACTTTCTACAATGTCTTGTTTTGGTCTAGAAGAGAGAAGAGTTGGGTTACCAAAGAATGATAAATTAGCTCTAATATTCTTTACCATCTCATCATGAGCTGTAATTTGATTTGCAATAAATTCAAACTCACCTGAACCATCTGTACCGAAAGCATCTGGATTGTTAAATACTTCAACACATGGGATAAACTCCATCGTGTTTTCTACAGTTTTTTTGTCAAAAGTTGCAAAATTTGTACTTTCTTGATCAAATTTTATTTCTTGCTCTGCATGATATTCTTCTATTTCTGTAGCAGTTATTTTTAATCTCATATATCTTTTATCTGTATTTAAACCAACCCCAGCAAAACCTTTTGAAGATTTAACTTTATACGCATAAATAATGACTACTTCTTCTAGTTCACCTTCAGGAGAATAATAAGTTCTATAAGAATCTTTATTAAACCAATAAATTCTATAAGATTTTTTAGTTGGTCTTATATAAAATAGTCCTTTTCCATAAGCTAAGAATCGATCCCATATTGCATCAAGTCTTGCATCTAATTGATTAAATTTAATAACTTGCTGAATAAAATCAAATCTTTGTGTACCAAAATTATCTTGTTGTGGATAGAACTCAACCCCCTGTCTTATACCAAACATCTTCATCTGGGATAAGTGAGAACTAATCAGCATTGTGTCTGCTGTTCCTTTTCCATCACGATTGATGACAGATTTTATCATGTCATCAAGAACAGCTTTACTATTACTCTCCATTAATTAGATCCCTCTGTTATTGGTCAATGACATAACCAGCATGTAAACGCTTTAAAGTGATTACATCTCCCTCAACTTCAACATCAAATCTTTCATTTGGTTGAAGAGCCATATCGTGACATAGCTCATCAGGTAAAGAAATCACAGCTGAACCATAAGCATCTTGCTCAAGTTCAAGTTTGTAAAAAGTTGGTTCTGGCATTGTTAATACTTCTAGTTTAAATCCTCAATACTCTAACTCAAGTTTTCCACGAGTCATTAACCCATTACATAGCCAAACTAGAGCATCTACGCAATCATCATGTGAGCTAACCCCAAAATTAATTATTTCATCTGTTAGTGCTCCAAACTTGCGATATTTATTAAAAATAATTTTTCTCTGCTCAAAAAGTCCCATTATTCCTCGAAATCTTGCAACTTTATCTCCACGAAATCCTTTCACTGGATGCCAATTTAAATTATATAAACCTTGTTCGGTTTGACATATTCTTTTAAAGTCTGCTTCTAGAGATGCCTGATAAGCAACTGCTTCAGACCATATGTGTAATGAATTACCTGTAGGAAAATAATTTTTATTATCTTTCATAATTATTCCCCATTCCTCCATCATTTCCATTAAAAGTTCTAATTTTTCTAAATTTCCCATCACCCTAACTCGTTTGCAATCAATAATATGGATTTTATCTTTTACTCGACCACCCATAACAAAAACTGTATAATCGTTTCTTTCTCTAACTCCAGCAGATAAATCTACCCCAACACCTAAAGCATCAAAATCTGTAGATATCGAACCTTTAACAATTAGATCTGGAGATAAAGATAGTTCACTAGTTTGTACAATTTGATTTTGATACTGAAAACTAAATGCAATTGGAGCTATCCTTCTTCTATCACTTAAATAATCTAAAGACCACATTTCAGGCCAGTAAGATATTTCTTCTCCCTCTTTATCAACAGTTATTGCAGATTGTACTATCTGTTTCCAACCGCTTGCTGGTAAAAAGGTTGTACTATGAATATCATCATGTCTAAATCTAGTACCTAAACAAATAGCTCTTGCACCTTCAAACATAGTTGGAACGATAACAGCATTCCAGTTATCTTCCATAGCCTGACGAATATCTTTATTTTTAATATCATCAGCACTTTTGATAGCATCATCAATTATGCAGAGATGAGATCTTTTGGATGTAACAGCACCTTTCAATCCTGCACAACAAACACTAAATTCTTCTTCACCAGTGGATTTTATTCCTGCGAACTTCCAATCTATACTCCAATATTCATTTGAGTTTATTCCTTTAGCTATTTTTACTGTAGGGAAAATTTCTTTATATATTTTACTTTCATCAATAATTCTTTTTATTGCTGCACTCTTGGGTCTAGCTACATCTACAGTGTAAGAAATATATAAAATTTTTAAAGGCATTTTATTTAAAGCATGTATGCCAATAGCCCATGCTGTATATAAACCTAATACGGTAGATTTAGCAGATCCTCTAGGAGCTAATATGTCAACATTAGGACCAGCAATACTCTTAAGACACTCACTGTCATCTCCTGTGCATAAAAACTTATGCCACTCAAGGTGGTGTTTGGCTGGTGGTTTTCCACCTACAACATCACAAAAATATGCAAAATTTTTACGAGCTTTTTCTACATCAACAGTTGAAGTTTTTTTAACTACTTGTTGTTTTGCAGCTGCTCTAGCTGTACGTCTGTAGACGCTATAAATACTCGTACCTGCCATAGATTCAGCTTAGCGTATTTATCCTAGATTGTAATTAACAATACATCTAATTTTGTTGGTGCATTGCTGTGCAGTGTGATAATGAGATCCATCAAAAAGAACTACACGTCCTTGTTTTGGAGTAACTCTTTGTTTTACTGTATAAGTATCTGACTCTTCTCTTTCATTGTAAATAACTGTATCTCCATCAGAAGTACATACATAGTAAAGAACAACTAAATGATTAACATCATCAATATCTATATGCGGAGTATCATCTTCTCTACTTCTTAAATTTAAAGGAAATTGTAAAAAAGATCTGCCCTGAAGAACACTGGCTTGAGGAATATTTAATGTGTAACATGCATGCTTTAGTAAAGGTAAAAATAAATCATGAAAATCACTAATTATTTGACTTGAATTATCATCATCAAGTTCTACGTATACGTGAGAAAGTCCAGGTCGTCCTTGATTACCATCTTCATATGCTGCTGTAACATCATCAATGTAATACCAAGGGAATTGAGATTCATTTATTTGGTCATTACCCATTAAATAACTTTTAATTTCTTCTTGATAATCTAAATCTATAAAATCATCTATTACTATAATTTCATCCACTTAAGATTCTTCCTGTAATATTTTTGTCCAAACTCCCATTGAGGCTTCTTGTAATGGTCCTTCGATAGGATCATCTCTAAAAATAGATAACATCTCACGTAATGCTCTATCTGCACCTGCAAGAATTAATCCCTGTTTATCCTGTAAAATTTTTTTATCTTCAATTTGTTTTATAGCTCCACGTAATTCTTTTTGTAGCATTGCTATTCTTGCTGCACCCATATCTTGTTTAACAATTCCCATATCTATTGCATCACGTAATTTACTTATATCAATTCGCATATTATCTATTTCAGATTCTAAAACTTCATTAAAATTACGTTTTTTAAATTCTTTTATAGACCACTCATTACATTCCACTACCGTCCCTTGGAATCCTAAAAATCGGGCAAATAAATATATCTGTATTGGAGAACTGGCTTTTTTACAAAATTCAAGAAAGGATTCACGATCTTTGTTAGATAAAGTCTGAATCCATTTCTTCATGTTCTGTACTGAGCTTGAGCTTGTTCGAAATCCCTATTCTCTTTATAGCGACGGAACATCTCTCTTTGCAAGTCTGTTGTTCGAGTTTCTTCACCTGCTTTACCAATTGTTTTTCTTTGCTCTGTACCTGTCTCTCTTATTCCTTTTCTTTCTTCTTCTCCCCTGAGTCCTATCTGTCTCTCCTGACCAGACAATAGCTGTGCCTGAGTTAATCTTGCTTGAGTACCTTCTGTTTCTCTTGTTTTACGTGTCTCCCTACCAGTTTCTTGTATACCGAGTCTTTGCTGTAGACCTTCGACTTCTCTAGTAAGTCTAGTTTGTGTTCCTTCTGTTTCTCTAGTAAGTCTATCTTGTGCTCCTGCAGTCTCTAATCCTTTTCTATATTGAAGACCAGTTTCTGCTACTTCAGCACGACGCTCTTCACCAGAAACCCTAAGAGTTGCACGATTCTCTTCACCTGTTTTAGCAATAGTTAGACGATCTTCTGCAGCTGCTGCCTGACCACGACGAATATCTTGACCAGTAAAGAATTCTGAATTAGTTCTATCTAGTTGTGCACCAAGTTCCATATTTAATCTCTGTTGCTTACCACTAACCTCGTTCAAGGCATTTTGACTAGCTAAAGCCTGAGTAGGAACCTGCGTTGTTGGAGCAGGTGGTGGAGCAGCTGGTGGATATATTATCTGTGGTGGTGGAGCTGACTTTCCTCCCATAATTTTTAACTCTCGTAGTAATTTAAGTTTAATTCAAATAAATTCTTATGCTTTAAATGAGGCATTTGCAAATCTTACATTTCTTGCAAGAGTTACCTGTGGTGCTCCAAATTCGTTAGCAGCTTTCTGTTGTTCTGCTACAGCTTTTGCTCTTTCTGCTTCCGATAATGCAGCTATACCCTGTTGAGCCTGCTTAGCAGTCATAATATCTTGGATCTTAGTTGGTGTTGCTTCTAATGCAAATTTTGTTCTAAGAAATCTTTGATTTGCAATTTCTTCAGCTCTGTTTATAAACATCTGTCTTGGAATTTCTGTAAGAGCATAATTACCAAAAGCTTCTATTCCCATTCTTCTAGCTTTATTTATCTGCCTTTTATCTTGATTGTCTTGGAATTTATTTATACTTTCTAAAGCATCATCTAAACCTGCAGTAGGTGATGGTACTTTCCCGTATGTATCTATAAATGACTTTTCAATAGCCTTTTGCTGACCTTGACTTAATTTAAGATTTGCAGGATCATCTAGATCTATTTTTTCAAAAACACCTGCTTTTTGCTTTGGTTCCTTTCCATATCTGTCAAAATCAAATAGATTATAAGTTCCTTCATCAAGAACTCCTAGTAAAGCTCCTGCAAAGGTTCTACCTTCCCTGTTAGCTAATGCATCCTCTGGAACAAGAACATCTTTTCCAAATCTCTTTGTAAGTTTAAATCCTTCAGGTACATTAGGTTGAATGTCTCCAAGTTGTGTTTTTAAACTGTCAGGTATATTGTCTTTTCCACCATAAAAATCTACTAATTCTTTATATGTAGTAGGAATTTTAATATCATCATCTACTACTTTTTCTGCATTTTTTTTAATTAAATCTGAATACAAAGCCCCTAGATCAAGATTACGATTACCTGTACTAGTATCTAAACCTTGGCTAAAGAATGATGTATCGTGTCCTGCCATATTTAATAAGTGTATCTAGCGGTTAGAGCAGATCCAGCTTGTGAAGCTGCAGTTGTACCCAAGTTAAGGGCAGCTCTTTGCATATTTTCAGTTAATCTAGCATTTGTGTCAATATTTTTCTTAATTCCTGCACTAGCCATATCTCTTGTAAAGTCATCTCTCTTAGCCTGCTCAGCAAACTTTCTTACTGTAGGTAAAACTAAGTTTGTTGCATCTCTTAAAGCTTCAGCATCCTTGATAGTTCTAAGTCTTCTACCTGCATCTAAACCTGCTGGATTGATAACTTGTAAAGGATCACCGAATGGTGATATACCTCCAAACTGATCCATACCCATTGGCACTGGAGTTCCACCAGCTGTCATTGGTTCTCCTTTAGGGAAGTTATAGCCAACTAAACCTGCAGGTCCTGCAAGAGCTGGTCTTCCTGTAACCCTACCACCTGTTCCTTGAGGTACTCCGAGATTTCCTGTTAATACTGTTCCAGCACCAGCAGTTGCTCCAGCGACCGCTGGTAATTTTAATAAAGCTTGAGCTGGGAGACTACCTGCAGCTGCAGCTTTTAATAATGCTTGACCACCTAAACCTGTGACTCCACCTGGTAATACAGCTCCTAATAATTTACTACCAGCAAAACGTCCTAAACCTCCAGCACCTGATGCAGTTAGTGCTCCTGTTCCAGCTCCTAGAAGTGCAGATCCTAAATTACCTCCACTACGTCTATATCCTTGTATTCCTCCAACTAGTGCACCACCTGTTGCTAAAAGAGGTAATAATGCGACCATTTCTCCATTCAGTAATACTTGTTATAAATATTTTAGATTAAGTATTCTTTGCTCTAACTATCTTGTAGATCTTTTACAAAGTAAGCTACTTCTGCTAAATCATCTTTGATTAAATCCATATCTGTCAAATAATCAATATCATGTTTTAAATTTATATCACAGGCAAAGAATGAACTTGCTGCAGCCCCTGCTATTGGTCCTGCTATTTGTTGTAGTATTCCTGGCTGTCCTGCAGTGCCTTGAATTCCTATAGGTGATGTTTTTGGTCCATAATCTACTGCAAAATTAGGAAATGCTTGAAATTGTTGATCATTTCCCTCTTGATCTCCTACATCAACACCTCCAGGTTGTGATTGACCAGTAAAGTCAAAAGTATCTTTATCAAAGTAATCTGCCATATTAGATTTAAATCTTTCAGCATATCCCTTTGCAAACTTTTTAGCATTTTCATTTTGTGATTCAATTTTAAAATCACCTTCTGAAGGTGTGTCAAATTTCTGACCATACGGTTTCTGTACTTTTCCAGAACCACTTATAATTTGCCCTCCAGGATACATAATACTAATTAACCTTTTTCAATATTATAAAATTACTAAGCACGGAAACCTGTACCAAAGATCATTCTTGCAATACCTTGAACTTCCTTGTTAGTTAGTTCTCCAGCTTCAGTCATTGTCTTTTCTGCCTCTGCTAATCTCAATAAATTTTCTGCAGATTGTGGTTGATTTCTTGGAACTAAAGCAGCATTCTTTGCTTGCACCAATGCCATATCGAGTTGGAACTTTTGATTCTGTAATTGCTGTTGTAGCAAGAACTGATCCATTCCCATATCTCCTGATGTACCTTTCTTTATTGGCTGACTATGTTGTGATTGCTGATCAAACATTTTATCAATTGATCCAGTAATACCACCTAAACCAGCTCCTATTACTCCTGTCTGTGCAGCTAATCCACCTAATTGAGGAGTTATATTTTGTGCTCCAGATCTTAAAAATGGGTTCAATGCTTTTTGGGTAACGCCGGGAATAAACTTATCTGTACCTGCTCTTAGAATTTCTGAAGTTGCTGTTCTCCCTGCTCTTCCAGTTTGAGCCATTAAATTTGCAAAGTATTTTTTCAAAGCAGAACCCGCCATTTTTTCAGCGATCTTAGTTCCACCTACTTTTGCTGCTGTTCCGACTACCATCTTAAATACTTACATCTTGACTGGGGAATTTACCAGCTACGTTTGGATCTACTATAGCATTTCCACTCGCTGCAGGTTGTGATGGTTCTGCATTCTCAGTGTTGAATCCCACTGGTATATTTGATATCTGATCTAGATTTTGTCTAGTGACCATATCTTCTGGGAGTATCAGTCCTTTATCTTCTGCACTGTCAGCTCCCCCTAGTTCCCTTGAATATCCTCTTAAAAAAACATTTGCAAAATCGTTATTACCAGGCTCAAAATTGCCTGAATTTACAAATCTTAAATCATTTAAAGTTTGCTGCACATTAGGGGCTTGTTCTGGAAATGTATAAGAACTCTGATAAAAGTCACTTTGTAGTGGATTTTCATCAAGAGTCCCTCTCCATGCATCTTGTAAATCTCCTTGAAAGTTAGGTCCTGTAGTTTTATTTGCAACAGGTTTTTGTTGCCGAATAGCTTTATCAGCAGGAGTCTTATCTCTTTTGTTAAGATTTACAATTTGTACCATAATTAGGAATCAAAAAGAGCTTTTTCTAATTGTGCAACAAGTAAGTCGTCAACTTTGTTTCCAGTCTTAGCTGCTGCCTTTTTTAGTAGTGATACTACGAATTTCTTTAGAAGATCATCTAAGTCTTCAGGTATCTTGTCAACCGCTTTGTTTATGACATTAATTGCGATTGGTAGTAAAAATTTAGTCATGATTTTGTTGTTAATACTTTAAATGTAGCAAAGGTCAGATTAGAAAACCTTCGTTGTCAAAACGAGTAGGATCAATACTACCTAAACCTGCCATTCTTCTTGTAGCTTTATTAAATCTTTGTCCGAAACTTGCCGAACCTAATTCACCTTCTCCTGATTGTAGTTGTTGTATGGCTTCTGGAGTAGCTGAGTAAGTTCTTTTAGTTACATCTTGAGGTTTTGTTGGATCTTCCATGTAGTTAAAAGTAACTGCATCTCCATTTGCAGCTCCAGGTAAAATCGAAATACCTACAGATTTTCCAATATCTTCACCTTTACGTTTCATGCCCCCAATTTGTAGATCAGTCCTTGCTCCCGAAGGTTCTATATTCTTCATTTCTTCAACCATAGCTACAAAGTCGTCAGCATTTTTAATTGTTGGATTAACAAAAGTACTGGTAGCAGGTGGGTTTACTTTTACATCTTCAATTTCTGCAATAAACTCTTGAGATCTAGCACCAGTATTATCTTCTCCACCTTCTAATTGACTGTGATCCCCAAAACGTCCTGATAGTAAACCTTTAAATCCTTCTAAAGCTTCGGGTGCACCACTTTGGCTCATTGCTTTTTCTAAATCAGGATCAACACTTAATAGTGCTCCAGAAGCCATAAATTCTCTTAATTTCTCTTTACCTCCCTTTTCACCACCTATTTCCTGCATTCCGTCCCCAGCTATAGTTTTTTCCAAGTTTCTAGTGAACATGTTGTCAGAACCACCACTTTGTAGCATCTCTTTGGTAGTAAGAGGTACTGAACCTGCAACTGCTTGTACTTCTCTTTTGACATCACGGTCAACTGAAGTCATATCAGGGTTACTAGACTGACTACCACTTATTTCTTCCGCTACAGTGCTTGGTCCACTGGTAATTTCCATACCTTGTGTTCCTTTTCTCTCTTTTACACCTTCATTAGTTTGATTTTCCGTAAGATTTTGTACATAGTTTCTACTTGTAGGACGATGAGGGGTTTTTGCTTCTGATAAGTCTGCTTGGATACCAGCCCCTATACCTCTTTGGAAGGTTCTACCTATACCTTTCACCATTTCTCCAGCTTTATCTAAAATATTTGGACTTTTTGCGAAATTTCTAGTGAAATCGTACACTTCAGGAGCCATTCTTGCACGAGAAATAGCATCAGTAGGCATAGAAGTTCCAGTCATCCTGGAATACAGCTCAAAATCTCGTGGAGAAACAGGCATTTTTATAACTTTTATAGATCTATAGACATAATTTTAAGTTCTATACATTTCGCCCCCTATCGAGCCTTAAAAAGGGTGATTTTGGGGTAAAAAAATTGTGAGACATCAGGCGAAGCCGTGAAATGTTAAGCGTTTGAAACAAAAAAAAGAAATATATGCCAATTGTTACTATATGTAACGGCTTTTTTAAGCGAATTATTACAAAAGATGTAACAAAAGCATCAAAATTAGTTTTCCACAGGCGAATTACAACAAAATGTTAAGTTTTTCCCGGTTTTGTAACAATTTTGCCCAAAATTTGACAATTTCACCACTTTTTGCCTCGATATTGTACAACTTTTTGTAAAGAAAGACGGCCTGACGGCCTTAAAATATGTAACTTGTTAAAAACTTTTTAAAATTTTATTAAACTTATAGAAACAATTCTTAACTTAATAAGTCTGGTTTTATGGTTGACTTATTGTCTTAAATGACTTATATATTATATATACATTAAATTGTATTATTTACACCTTATTTATTAAAGGAGACTTTTAAAAATGGATTTAAACGAATTCAAAACAACTCAATTTTATACAACTACTAAAAAGTATTTTTTAGAAACACCTTTTAAAGGCGAAATAATGAGTGAAGAAACAGCCGAGGAAATTCTAACTCAATTTTATTGGACTTCATACGCTAAAGATACATTAAATTTCAAATAACTAATTAATTAATGCTAACTTCTAGCCCTATTTATTAGGGTTAGATGATAGCCTTAAAACTATCAAATTAAATTAAACCTTACTTATTAAAGGAGACTTCAAACAATGTCTAAAACAATCGAAACACTTCTATTAAATGCAATAGACAACGAAATTCAAAACAATGAATACGATGGACTTTTAAGCCTACACAATGCCCAGTCTTTCAACTATGTAGAAAAATTTGAATGGCTACATAAAAGATTTAATTTTGAATCTAATTATGGGCAATATATGAGCCTTACTGAATGGTTCCAAGGTCTAGCCGTTGATGTTCCTTACTGGAATTCAGATATCGAAGCTTTAGGTTTAGATTCCTCTACTTATTGGGATGACCTAGCAACAACACTTATAAGTTTAATTTCTTATAAGCCAGTAGAAATTTGCAACTAATTAATCAATTAATGCTAACTTCTAGCCCTATTTATTAGGGTTAGATGATAGCCTTAAAACTATCAAATTAAATTAAACCTTACTTATTAAAGGAGACTTAAAAACGTGATTAAACAAACAAAGAAACAGACTTTAAAACAGTTTAAAGAATTTTATTTAAATGATTTTAAAAAGTCTAACCCTATAGAATATAAAGCTTTAAAAAGAGATAAGCCTATGATGCGTCAAATATGGGCTGATCATGTAGACGCATTAAACAAAGATGGGATATTAACTTACAATCAAGTCTATAACTGGACTAACCCTTTTAATTAATTTATTTTGGCTTATTGGTTGACATATTGACCGATTAAGCCTATATTTCTATTATTCAATTTTTCTTATTAAAAATTATGTCTATTCAAATTCCTCAAGACTTTAAAGAATTTAGTCTTAAATATAATTTAAATTCTCAAAATTTTCTGACTGAATCAAGTGCAAAGATTATTAAAAACTTGACTTATTCTGAAGTGCCTACAAGTGTCTTATACATGTATAACGATTATCAGGCATGCCCGTATGCCAATACATGTAGGGACGTTTGTCTTATACAATCTGGTCGGGCTATCTTCAGTAAATCCATAATGGATTGCCGTATAAGAAGACATAAAGCGTTTATATATGATCGACCTATATTTATGAGATATTGTGTCAGTCAGGTCATAAGACATTATGCCAAAAATAGAGCATATTCAAAAACTAGTTTCCGTTTTAATGGTACATCCGACTGGCATATATTAAGAATGCCTATAACAATTACTGAGAGTGATTCTGAATACATCCTTAAGGCTTATAAGGTCTACATAGAACCAGTTAAGTATACAAATATAATTGAATGTCTTAAGAATGCCCTAGACACTAAATTAAACCAGTCAGTCGGAGAAAAATTATACATGTATGACTATACAAAACGACCTATAACCGATAGCGACCTAAAGTTAGCTAAGAAGTTAAATTATCATTTGACGCTAAGTCATGGTTCTAAAGTAGATCTATTATCAATAGCTTTAAAATTAAACTTAAATTATGCCTGTAGTTTTTTATTAGGTAAGGATGAGGAATTGCCAAAAACTTTTGAATATCAAGGTAAGGTATTTGAAGTATTGGACGGAGATAAAACGGACTTTAGAGTATTAGATAAATCAGATAAAACATATATCTTAGGGTTAAAACATAAGCGTACTAAGAATCAAGACATTGATAAGGTTAAAAAATTCTGTATAAACACTTCTATATAGCTCTACAATCCTCGCTAGGATGCATTGTTTACTTTGCATCCTTGAGAGGCTTTACAGCTCTCTTATTGCCCTTTACATTACTTGCTATGGTATTAAATCTCTCTGATAAAAAACTTATCTTGGAAGCTTTAAATGCTTATAAAGATACCGATAACGATGAATACAACATCGAAATAAATGAAGTTATAAACAAAGTTCTAAAGGAGATTAAATAAAATGTATTTAAAAATTAATTCTTATCAAAACAAATTAAAAATTTTAGATCATAAAACTATTAAAAAGATTTTATTTGAATCTTTATGGACTTCAGATATTGACTATGAAAAGTTACCAAAAAATCTTAATGCTTTATCTTTTAAAATTTCTATTGAGGTACAAAATTAATTATGACTACTCAAACAACTTATGGAGAATGTTTTTTAATTAGTGCATGTGCAACTATTAAAACATTGAAGCATGAATGTTGGCATCATGATCACTTGTTTAATAAGGATGGATCTCTTAAGGATCATGTAACCGATTTAAAAGAATCATGTACAAATTATGATAAGACATTTTATTCGGCTTACGTCCCCACGTTGATAGCTCAGATTGAATACAAAATGGATGGAGATCCTTTTTATATAGATTATGAAGCGGCACTTTATGAGAATCACGAAACTCTTAAAGAGTTAGAAACTGATAAGGATTTAATTAAGGATATTGATTCAGATTTAAATCAACTTCAATTAGATATTATCGAAGCTTTTCATAATGGATGGGGATGCACTTCTTTAAGCCAAGATTATGATGTTGACTATGACTAAACAAAACAAGATTAGGATTAAAGCGACCGCAGGCATTCGAGATCTGGAGGAGCTACACCACACTTTAAAAAACTTTGGAGAGTATAAAAATTATTCTCTATCTCATGAAAAATTTAAGCAACGTGGCAACACTTGTTTGCATGATATGTGGATTGAATTAAAACAAAATTAATTTACTTGACATATCGACCTGAATGGACTAAATTACCTATCAGGTTACCAACCTTTACTTTATTCACTCTAATTATTAGGAGACTACAATGCCAAATTGGACATCAAACAGACTAAGAATTCAAACAGATTCTGACAGTCAAACAGAATTAAAAAAGATCTCAGAATTAAAAGAAATTTTTGAATCTGATAACCCATTCGGAAAAATTATTCCTGAGCCAGATTGGTCTAAAATTCCCAATGAAGATGGAGAGCTACCCATAAAAGAAGAGCATAAAAATCATTTAGGGGAGGAGTTATTTCATATTACAAAATTTGCTAGTACAGATAAGCAAGATTGTCGTTGGTATGATTGGAGGCTTCAAAACTGGGGAACTAAATGGGATGCCTGCCAAGTTGAAATTACAAGGGATGATAAAGACTATCTTGAAATTCGTTTTGATACTGCATGGTCGCCTGCTACACCAGTTATAGAAAAGATTAGAGAGCTATATCAAGATAATGAAAGTTGGACTCAAGTCACTTGTTTATACGAGCTAGAGGGCTACGAGGGGTGCGGATATGTATAAGTTAGACAAAGAGTTACTTCACTATATCAACGAGCTTTTAGTTGATAGAGAAATGCTATTAGAGGAACGTGAACTAGATGGTAATGACTGTGAACTAAATTTTGTTTTAAAGCAAGAAACAGAATGGGAAATAGATTTAACCATCAAAGCACAAAAAATTATCACAAAATTAATCGAGGAGCAAATCGATCAATGAAAAAACTAAACACTTCAAAATTTGCACTAACAACTAGAAGTGCATTTTGGCTCATGTATGAGGAGGATTCAGATTCTATCTGTGACATCTTTGACATGGTATTCGACCAATTAAATGTCGAACAATTAGATAACATTAATCAAATGATTGATGCAGAAATTTTTAAAAAAATTCATTTAATGGAGAAAAAAGATGAGTCATCCAATTAACGATCAAATTTTTGAAAGAATATCTGAAGAGTATCAGATATATAAAATGACAGTTGATTATGATTTAGAAAATGAATCTTCAATTACTCGCTTTGTAATTAGAGATGAAAATGAAAACCTAGTTAGGCATAATGACAGATCATTCTTTGCAACTCAAGAGGAAGCAGAGAAAACATTATGCGAGATAGTTCAAAAGAGATTCGAGGAGGAATGCAGATGACTACAACAACATGGAAACATACAAACATAGGAGACATTTGTGTCCATTGTGGAAAGAATACTGCCTATGGTCATCCTGATATGTTATTCGTTGACAGAATCCCTGCTGACGCTGATCTATTAGATGATGATGACAACCCTATTGGAGTTAAAGAAGGCTACATGTGTAGGGAATGTCAGTATGTACCAGAAGATGATTTCTTTCATGAGGATAACGTCAATGACTAAACCATTAAAAATCTTAGACGTATGTGCTGGGATAGGTGGCTTTTCATATGCTGCTGAACATTTCTTTCAAGGACAATTTAAAACTACACAATTTGTAGAAATAAATCCTTTCTGCCAAAAAGTATTAACTAAAAATTTTAAAGGAGTACCAATCCATGACGACATCCAAACATTCAATCCAAAAGAAGGAGAGTACGATCTCCTCTGTGGGGGCTGGCCTTGTCAAGATATCTCAGTTGCAGGGAGTCAACTTGGATTCAAAGGGACTAGAAGCTCATTATTTTACGAGTGCATACGGTTACTTAAACAAGTTCGACCTAAATTCGCCATCTTTGAAAATGTTAGAAATTTGCTCTCCATTGAAGAAGGGAGGTTAT